CCTCTTCGCGGGTGTCAGGACGTCGCGACGGTGAGTCTCGCCGAGCGAGAGGGCGTCGTCCGCGTCTGCCCGGCGTGTGAGGAGGAGTTCCTCGATCCCTCGACTCGTACTCCGCGCACCTACTGTCGGACGTGTCGGCCACCCAAGGGGCTGCGTGTTGTCGACTCGCCGGATGTCAGGCGCCGCGTTGTCCGAGGCACGCCGTTCACGGTGTCGCACTTCCGGTCGTGGTCGTCGCGGTTCAAGCTGAAGGACGGGAGCGTGTTCCGGCTGGACGGGTTCCAGGAGCGGTTTCTCGAGGATCTGTTCGAGCGCGGGGATGATGGTCGGCCGGCGTACTCGGAACTGTGGCTTGTGGTTCCGGAGGGGAACGGGAAGACGACGTTCTTTACGCTGGTCGCGCTGTACTGGATCGAGTTTCGGTCGGAGGCGTGGGTGCCGGTTGCGGCGTCGGCTCGGGATCAGGCGGTGGATTTGACGTACCGGCTGGCGTCGGGGTTCGTGACGCGTAACGGGCTGACGGGCTCGTACCGTCTGCATCCCGGCTACCGGCAGGTGGTGCACACGGGGTCGGGTGGCGCGCTGAAGATCTTTGCGTCTGATGCTGCGTCGGGTGACGGCGTTGATCCTGACCTGGCGATCATCGAGGAGCTGCACCGGCTGGTGAAGATGGATCTGTACGAGACGTGGTCGGGGAAGCTGGAGAAGTCGGATGGGCAGCTGGTGATCGCGTCGACGGCCGGTGCTCCTGGTAGCGCGTTCGAGGAGATGCGGGAGCGGATTCGTCAGGGCGCGGGCGATGTGACCCGCGACGGGTGTTTCGTGCGGGCTGCCGGTGACGGCGTGGTGCTGCACGAGTATGCGCTGCCGGAGGGTGGCGACCCGGATGACCTCGAGTTGGTGAAGGCCGCGAACCCGTCGGCGCGGATCACGGTGGATACGCTGCGGCGGAAGCGGGCGAAGCCGACGTATAACGCGACGCACTGGGCCAGGTTCACGTGCAACAAGCCGACGCGTGACGGGGTGGCGGCGATCGCGGAGTCTGAGTGGCATGACGCGGCTACGGCTGAGCCGATCCCCGCGGACGCGGGCGTGTGGCTCGGTTTCGACGTCGGGTTTCAGCATGACACGACGGCGATCGTGCCGCTGTGGTGGGAGTCGGAGCATCGCCGGCAACTGGGGTCGGCGACGATCCTCGAGCCGCCGGGAACGGGCGAGCAGCTGGACGTGCGGGTCATCAAGCGGACGTTCACCGACCTGTGCGGCCGCTTCCAGGTGTCGACGGTGGTGATGGACTCGTCGCGAGCTGAGGACATCGCGGCGTGGCTGTCTGACGAGCTCGGCCTGCATGTGGTGTATCGGGCGCAGTCGTCCAAGCCGGCGGCGGAGGATTACGAGCGGTTCATGGCGGCGCTCCGTCAGGGCTGGCTGTTCCACGCTGGCGACGAGGGGTTGCGCCGGCACGCGCTGAACGCGGTGACGAAGCTGCTGCCGGACGGTGGGGCGCGGTTCGCCCGCTCGTCGGAGTCGCGGTCGGGCAACAACAGCGCCAGGGTGATCGACGCGTTGGTGGCGGCGGCGATGGTGCATTCGGTGCGCTGCGCCGGCCACGGCGATGGCGGGGTGGTCTACTGATGCTGCTGCTGACCCGCCGCCGCGTGCGGCTCCACCTCGTCGATCCGTTCCCGACGATCGAGGGGATCCTGGTGTCCTCGTGGGATGGTCACTACAGGCTGAAGAAGCCGGAGCTGCTGGAGGCGCATGACCGGACGCAGCAGCTGGAGGGGGAGGCGTGGGTGCCGAAACAGCGGGTGATCTTCGTGCAGAGGCTGACCGGGTGAAGCGCTCTCTACGCGGGGAGGATCTCTACCTAGGGGTAGCCGCCTCTGATGGCTCCAGGAGCTACAGCCTCGCGGATGGTTGCGTGAGGAAGATCGGAGGGCGCATCGTCTGTTGGCGCCATCGCAACCGAGCGGAGCGCCGAACGCCAGTAGTGGGGGGAGTGGCATCCGATCTCAGCGTGTCGGATCTGATAGCTGCTGGGGCTGTCGAAATAAGGAAAGGCGCGTCCGTGGACAAGCCAGTCGTAACGAGCCCTGCTCATACAAGGAGTGACCTCGTGCGGACGCCAACTCCACAGAGTCCCAAGTGACAACCGTGACACGCATCGGCTGGGACGAATGGCGGGCCTGTTACGACGAGTCGTCGTTCGCCGATCAGCGCGGCTTCTACAACGACGTGTACCGGGAGTTCCCCGAGCAGTCGCGGTACTCGACGCGCAGGCTGCAGGCGCTGCTCGACTGGATGCCGGCGGGGCCGGTGTCGGTGGTGGAGCTCGGCGGCTGGCAGGGCGCGTTCGCCGCCGAGATGCTCGAGGCGCAGCCGCGGATCAGCCGGTGGGCGAACTACGAGATCTCGTCCGACGCCGTCGAGGCGTCCGTGTGCGACGACGGACGCTACGTGGGGGTCGCGCTTAACCGCTGGTATTGGGATGACCGCCACCGCGCCGACGTGTTCGTCGCCTCCCACGTGATCGAGCATCTGCGTCTGGAGCAGGTGGAGGCGGCGATCCGGGCCACCGACTGCCGCTACCTGTACCTGCAGGCGCCGCTCGGCGACGGCCCGACCGACTGGCGCGGCTACCGCGGCAGCCACATCCTCGAGTGCGGGTGGGGTGGCGTCACCGCCGCTGCCCACACGGAAGGGTTCGTGGAGATCCGCGACCTGCGCGCCCCCAACGTCCGCTGCTACGAGGCGGCTGCGTGATCGTCCGCACCCGCCGCGGGAACGTCGAGGTACGCGCCGAGTTCGGCAACTCCTCTGACCTGTCGATGCTCAGGCAGGGGTGGCTGTCGTCATCGGGGGTGGCTGTCACGACCGAGCAGGCGTTCGGGCTGCCGGCCGTGTCCAACGTGATCCGCTCCGCCGCAAGCGTCGTGGCGTCGCTGCCGTTCCTCGTCTACCGGCAGGCCGGCGAGGTGCGGGAACGAGCGCCCGACACCTGGCAGTACGAGCTCCTGCACGACAGGCCGTCGGACGTGTGCGACTCGTTCGAGTTCTTCTACGACCTGACGCTATCGATCGAGGCGACACAAAACGCTTTCCTGCAGAAGGCGAAGCAGCGCGGCCGCGTCTACGCCCTGTACGTGATTGACCCGCAGCGGGTGACGGTACGGGTTGACCGCCAGACCGGGCAAAAGCTGTTCGACGTGTACGTGGGCAACGGCGAGGTACGCCGCGGGCTGACCGAGGACACGATCCTGCACATCCGCGGCTACGGGTGGCCGGCCGCTGCCGCCGGCACCAGCCTGCTGCAGATGCACCGGGACGCGCTCGGCGCGGGCCTGGCGATGCAGGGGTTCGAGGGCGACTACTTCCGTAACGGCGCGATGCCGCCGTTTTGGTTCACGGGCGCCACCGGCCGCGAGCAGGCGAAAGAGATGGTCGACGCCCACAACGACCGCCACCAGGGCGTCGGCCGGCAGTGGCGCGTCGGTGCACTGTGGGGTGAGGCGTCCGTCACGTCGGTGCCGATGACGCTCGAGGACGCCATGTTCGTAGAGGCCAAGCGGCTGTCGATGGAGGACGTGTGCCGCATCTGGCAGTGGCCGCGGGCGTTCGCCGAGCTCGACGACGGCGGCAACCCCGGCGACCGCAACGCCCGCATGGCCGACTTCCTGAAGCTCAGCCTGCTGCCCAGGCTGCGGCGGATCGAGCGGGCGTTCGCGGCCGACCCAGACCTTTTCTGGCAGACGGGGCTGTTCGGTGAGTTCCTGACGGCGGCGCTGGAGCGCGCCGACTTCGTGACGCGGGTGCGCGGCTACAAGGACGCCCGGCAGGGCGGATGGATCACCGGCAACGAGATCCGGGCGCTCGAGAACTACCCGCCGCTCGACGGCGGCGACGAGCTCCTCGCCACCCCCACCGGCAGCGCCCCCAACGCCCAACCGGACGAGCCGGCCGCCCAGGAGGGCGAGGCGGAACGATCCCGCAACGGACACGACAGCGAACGGCGGCAGCTGCTGCTCTCGAAAGAAGGAGACTTATGAGCGACACCAGGACGTCAGCGTTTCTAGCGTCACTCGACGACGTCGAGTGGCGCACCAGCGGCAACGCGCACGACTACACGTTCACGGGCCGCGCCGTCGTGTTCAACAGCTGGTCGGAGGAGCTGTGGACGTCGATGGGTGTGTTCCGGGAACGGATCATGCCGGGCGCGTTCACTGACGTGCTCGCCGCCGGCCCCGACGTGCGGCTGCTCTACAACCACGACGAAAGCAAAGTGCTGGCACGCACCCGGTCAGGCACCCTCGAGCTGGAGGAGACAGACAACGGCCTGCACGTGTGGGCCAGGGTCGCGCCCACCAGCTACGCCAAAGACCTTCGTATGGTGATGGCCCGCGGCGACGTCGACCAGATGTCGTTCATGTTCGCGATGGACGAGGAGCACGGCGCCGAGGAGCGCTGGTACGAGGACGACGCGACCGGCGGGATTCTGCGCGACATCATCCGCGTGTCCGGGCTGCTCGACGTCAGCCCCGTCACCTTCCCCGCCTACGCCGACACGACCGCCTCGATGCGCGAACGTGAGCTGCGGTCGGCGGTCGACGCGGGACGGATTGTTCTACCCCACAACGCCGCGCAGGACGACCCTGCGGGCGACCAGTCACCCCCCGGCGGCGACGCCGACGCGGTGGACGTCAGCACGCCGGCACCAGACCCGGCGGTGGACGGATCGGCGCTCGACCAGCTGAAGCAACGCTCCAAGACGGCGTTGCACTCGGCCGGTGAACGCCATCTGCAGCTCAAGAAGGAGATCGCCCGCCCGTAACACGGGGGCGGTCAGAAAGAGGGA